GTTCCGATTCCAGAAGATGTTGATTTTGATTTATCTACAATCAAACTAGAAACTCTATTTTGCAGTTTAACTTTTGATTTTGGTTTTAATTTTTTCAGAGTTGCAATCAGAGTTGCATCATCATTTCCAGAACTAAGATTATAGATTTGAATTTGACTTCCATCAGCACTAATATCAACCTTGTCTGTTGTTAATGCTTCAATTGTTCCATCTTTTTTGATTAATTCATATCTCGAATTAGTAAATGGTAAGAAAGACTCATTAGTTCCCGCACTAACTGCAGAAGAAAGTTGGCCACTGCTAATGGTTACATCAAATGACTTTCTTATGCTAAGAGACGCATCAGTTAAATCAACCTCATAAATGTTTTGTTTTGGAAGTTCGGTAAAGAATGAATCATCATCAGTTCCCTCAAGATTGGTTGAAATAACTGCGAGATTAGAAATAGCTAACTGATTTGCGGGCAAGTCTCCATCAACAACTCCTGTGACGGTTTGAATTCCTGTCACAGTTACAACAGAAGATCCAACACTAACAACTTCTGCAAAAACTGGATCAGGAGAAGTTTGATTACTAAATTTAAGAAGATTTTTTGCCTTTAATTGTCCTGGAAACTGTGGATTGATACTAGAAATTGTGCTAATTCCACCAGAACCAGAAAATCCACTAATTGTTGATACACCAATGTTTAATAATTCTGTTTGAATTGTATCAGCAGTAAATGTCGATGCAGAACCAACTATATGAGAAACTGATTTAACATCCGAAATACCAAAGGATGTTACTGCTATGGCTACTCTACTGTTTTCAACACCGTTGAAAATAAATGGTTCATTTTTAACAAAATCTCCTTTTGTATCATAAAGAGTCAAAGATGCACTAGAAGTTACTGAGGTGCTTATAAATGCACTGGCACCACTGTGCTTTCCTTCAACAAAAGTTGGTGTTGATAAAGTAATTGGTTCATTTAATGATATTTCTGTAAATGTCTGAACATCAAACAAAGAAATTTTCCACTGGTTAATATCAAGATTTGAAAGAGTATATGATCCAGATTCTAAATTAAAATCATAAACTCTTGCTAATCCAATTTCTTTACCTGCAGATGCAGTTTGATTAGATCCTACTCTAGAATCTCTTAAGCTTAAAACGTATGTATTACCTATTCCAATAGTAGGAGCACCATGAACTCTGTTGAGTTTTAGTGTAGCTCCAGTGCTATAATTTATGGACTGATTGTTTAAAACCTTTGTTGTTCTTGGTTTTAAAACATCTAAGTATGAGGTTCCAATTGTTTCAACATCATATCCTTTAACAAAAGCTCTACCTGGAGAAATTTGATATAATGCCAAGTCATCGGAGGGACTTGAACCACCATAAGTTTGTTGATTTAAATTAAATATTCCTCTATTTCCAATACCATCATTCAGGGAGTTTTTCAAAGAGACATCAAATGGAGTTACATAGTAGTCTCCAGATTCTGCATATGTTCTTCTAGCAAGTTCATCTGCAATGATGTTGTAATCTGTTGTATTTTTCTTACTTCTTAATCTTCCGTTTGTGACTGTGGCTAATTCTACAAAATTATTATCATCAAAATCATCTAATTCTTTCTTGAATAAAGATGCGGTGATTTTTAATCTATCTGCACCTGGAGCAGAATAATTATTAAAACCTTTTGAATTGTCATTTAAGGAATTATCAATATCTGAATTGACAATCTCCTCATTAATTAATAAACCTATTCTATAATTGGGAGAGTTGTCATATTGATCTAAAAGAATTGTTTCATCAGATACGCCAAGAAATTGTCCTTTTGCAAAATAAATTCCATTTGAAATGGAGAATGCAGATCCAATTGCAGTTGCAGAGTCTGCAATGGTGGTTGCAAAAGGTTCACCGACAGCAATAATTGTATTTGCGGATGCTATTGTTGCATTTACTTCTAATGACTCTCCGTCTAAAAATAATCCAGAAAGATTATCCTGAGAGTTTGATGACAAATAATTTACATATAGAGTAGTATTTCCTCTCTCAGACTCATTTGCTAAAATAATTTTATTTACAATAGCAGTAACTCCAGATACTTGTCCTGTAATTTTTGCTCCAAGTATCTGACTAATATAATCTGATATGGGAATTCCTAAGAAAGCATTGTCTATCTGTACAGCATAATATTCTTTATTATACGTGGTGTTTCCAGGTATTACTTTAGATCCTTCCTTAAAGAAGTGTTGTCCAAATCTTTCGATTTGATTCTGCAGTATAGACTGTAGAGTTGTTAACTCTCTTGCCTGAACTGGATATCCTGGTTTAAATAATACTTTGTAGTAGTCATTATTTGCATCAAAATCATCAAAATATGGTGCTACATTGAGATTTGTTTCCTGAGACATAATTCTTTAGAACTGCAAAATGACTTTAATATCTTCTTTTTGACTCGTCGATCTTGTAATCGAAGGTCTATTATCTACGTAAATAATATTTCCAGAATATTTTTTGACTTCTGGTTGAGAGACGCCTTGGGTAAATGATTGACCGAGGTAATATGTCCTACTATTTATTACAGTTGAGATACCTGTGAACCCTGTTTGAATTGCTAAAGTAGTAGAGCCACCAAGAATATTTACTGATCCTCCAGTCGCTGGAGTTGCAGTAAATCTAAGTAGATTAAATCCGTAAGTAGGATCTGAGTTTTGACTCCCATCAGTATTAAATCCAACAAGACTTCTATCTTGCCAATACTTTAAAACACCAGTTGTTGAATCGTAAGAAACAACTCTACCGATAGCAGTAGAACCAACCCCAACAGTTTGTGTGAAACGAGAGTCTGCGGTAAAAGTAGCAGAGCTATAACCAGCACCTGTTAATTTTAATGCATATACTGCACTTGCTTTATCCAAATCTAAATTGGAAGTTGAATTAAATGCTTGTGGATTTTGAACAACTCCAATTCTGGCAATTTGATTGCCCGTAATAAAATCAGGATTTTCGCTATCATTTTCAATTCTAGAATAAATTAAAGCATTTCTTGCTCCAAGTTCCCTATAAACATCCGCACCATGCCCATTTTGTGGGGGAATAATTACATTAAAAACTGGAGATGTTGTTCCAGTCGGTGCTCCACCACCAGCAAGATCGACAGTTCCATATGTATATCCAGATCCGCCAGAAGAAATCGTAACAGATTCTACTTTTGAATTGCTGTTAACCACAACAGTACACTCTGCTCCAGTTCCATCCCCTCTAATGGGAACCTTAGTATAAGTTCTACTAGCAGTTCCCATGCCAACACCTCTGTTGGTTACAGTTACTATTTTTAACTGCCCACTAGTAGATGCATTATTTCTAACAGTAGCTACGGTAGAATTAGTGCTCCAATCCAAAGGAACGGGCATAAACTCAGTAGAATCAAATTTGATGATATCACTTGGACTTATAGTATACAGATATTTCCAAACATATCCATCACCACTCGTTCCCGCTTCTCTGGGTTCTAAATCAGTAAAAGTTGGTTCGTCTAAAGATGCTCTACCAGATGTATTTTCTGGATTAGTTCCATTTTGAAGACAAATATAAACTCTATAATCAGAGTTCATTACATAATAATTTGCATCATAAATGGTAATGGCATTTGAAGGTTTAGATGGATTTTCTGCCTTAATGTCATGTCTATACATGTCATAGGTAATACCTGAAGCCCAGGTTACTTTTCTAACAACTTGCTTTATATCTGAAGATCCAATCTTCTTCAAAGCAATCATAGTATCCCAATAATTATTCTCTTCGTCAAAATTATCTCTAGGATCTGGTGGACTAGTATCCCAGCTAGAGACTACATCTGTCGGATTTGGTAATCCTACAAAAGAGTAGTACGAATTAGTGGTTGAAGCCACACTCGCAACAAACTCTTTTGCATTCAAAATACGAAGTTGATCAGTTATGATTGCTGACATTTCTAGACGTTTTTTTACTTATTTATTAGGGTTAGGAATAGCCTGTATGCTTTAATGGTTTCACTCTGGTAACTTTTGCTGATGTTGAAACTCCAGTTATTCCATTTTGAGTATATGCATTAAATGCTTTCGCATTTGTTCTATCCCCAAGTACGATTCTTCCCCAGGAGAAGTCTCCATAATATTCAGTCAATCCAATTCCAGAAATATTTCCCAAATTGGAAACACTTGTGGTTACTCTTGCAACATAAGTAACTCCAACACCAGCAACTGCTGTGGTTGCAACAGATACTGCAGCAGCTTCAAATATACCATCTAAGAACTGAGTCCCTATTCCTAAAGTAGAACCATCTTGATAGAGTGAAGTTACTCCACTACCAACATTACTATTTGAAACAGTGAAGTAATATCCTGTTTGAATGCCACTTATTGTCACTGCAGATCCAACAATTGAAGTATCTCTCAAGAAAGAATCAACTGGGATAAAGAAGTCAAGAACAAAACCAGTAGATGCAACACCAACAGAAGTTGTTTTTACACCAACAATTCCACCAAAGTCTCCGGTATATGATGCGGAAGTGTTAACCTCTGCAGTCAAACTTGGTGGTTCAATCAATACCTGAGGAACACTAGTAGTTGTGTATCCAAATCCAGAAGTGGAACCAACTGCGATTGAAGTAACCACATCTCCAGATAGGGTAGCAGTAGCATTAGCTCTCGCTGTTGTTCCATATCCGACAGGATTTCCTATCGTAACAGCAGGAGCTGAAGAATAACCTTTGCCACCATCACTTATAGAAATTGAAGATATTGTTCCTCCGACAGACACAATTGCTGTCGCAGCTGCACCAACAACGGAATCTTGAGATACAATAATTATCTTTTGGATATTTAGTGTTGATTGATTTTCATTTCGAGGATCGAAGAAAGATTTAACGCTACTTACAAAGACAACTGTTGTACCAGTCCCAATAGATTGAATAATATTTGTGGTTGGGTTAATCAAAGCCTCATTCAATACTCTACTCTTGCTGACAAATTGTCCATCAATAAATTTATCATTTCGCTGTTTGCACCAAGTGACAGGCCTCTTGTTATCTGGATTTCCGTCAATTCCAGGGCCAGTGTATGCAAGTGTACTTACAGTGTCAGAAGAAGTTACTTCATCAACCAATCTAATATCCTGCTTAGTTTCTCCCATAATACGTAATGTGTCACCTTCTTTGACGGTTTCTAAAACGTCGCGGAAAGTAACATCAACATCACCACTTCCTTTGTAGAAAAGAATTTTGCATGTGTCACCAGCAAAAGATCCGTCAGCTGCGGGGCCTTTAGGAGGTTCTGCAAAAGTTAAAGTGCTACCACCAGTAAAAGTATAACCCTCTCCTGGAACCTGCAAGATATCATTTAAGAATATGAGAAGTGTCGCCTGAACGTCAATTGAAGATCCTTCAGAGGCTCTAATTGTTAAAGGAGAAGTATTTCTCTTAAGAGTAAATGATCTATTAATTCCATTGAAATCACTTTCAATTTTATCAAGAACCTCAAGTTCTCCTAAATGCCAACCAGCAAATTCATCAGACTCTGTTCTTTCAATTGTTAACTTAAACTCTGCAAAAGTTTTAGTTGGATCTGTAGGAATTCCGGTGCTTCCACCAACAGGAACTGTGAGAATTTGTTGTTGGCCATACTTATATCCAAGATTTTTAATTTCAAAATCAATAACACTAGAACCTTGTCCCACAACAATGTCTACAGTTGCCTCCGTTCCCAATCCAGAAACAGATGTGCTACTATATTCTAAAGGAATGTTTGAATATGAAAGTGGATTATCAAAGATTACTATTGGTGGATTTGTGGTAGTATATCCACTCCCAGGATTTGTAATGGTAACACTTACAATGTTACCTCCACTAATTGTTGCTGTACCAATATTTTCAATTGAAGGAGTTCCTGTGTTTTGAGTTGTAACTCCAACATTGACAGTTTGAATACCAGCACGATATCCAGAACCACTATTTCCAATACTAACAGAAGAAATTGTCCCTGATGTGGAAACAACAGCAGTACCGCCCGCCGAAACTAATGGTTGATAACCAAATCCACCTGTCGATCCAACAGAAACAATTACTCCACCTACAGGAATAGATGCATTATTTGCATCATATGCAATAGAGGTAGCAGATCCTGCAAAAGTAACACTGCTTATTCCAGAACCTTCGGTTAAATTATAATCTTGATTGTTTGAAAGAGAACCAGTTGGGCCTTGGAATATTCCATTAATTAGTATCACTGCATTATTTGTACTAAATCCAGTGATATTATTATTTGCCGAAGTTAAAGTGAAAGTTTTTTCAGTTGCATTAAATCCTTGAGAGATGTCATCAAAAACATAGTTAGTATTGTATGCAGCGTTTGTGCTATCAGTTAGAGCAGATCTTAGGAATGTTCTTCCTTGGAAAGTTGAGAATGTCGTTATACCAGTCCAGTCTCTTTCATCTGGACGATTTGCAGTGCTGCTTAAAGGAGTTGGCCCTTTAGGTGCTGTTATGAAGTTGATGTTATTGTCAACAATATTATAATCACCTTCAACTCTTGTTACCGCTGCACCAACAACATGTGTGGATAGTCCTGTACCCATCCATTGCCTATCAACCAATATTTGATTAGTGTTGCCAACACTAACAGTATTGATCTTCATAATTTCATCATCAATTAAAATTAAATCTCCACCAAAGAATGAGGTAATTCCAGTAAACTCAATAATGTCATCAGTTAGACTAATTGTCTTACCAATTCCAGTTGTAACGGCAGTAGAAACGATAGGAGATTGAATTTGATTATCAATGGCAATAATACACTTAGTATTTGGAATTCTTGCCGTAAATGAGTGCTCTGTTCCAACACCAACAGAAGTAATATCAAGAGGAACTGGAACAGACTTTAGAGCATCTTCGGCAGATCTAGCAAGTCTGATATTCTGATCATCAACTTTAATGGCATATACGGTGGATGGCAATACATCTGTAGCACCGACACCAGCAAACGCAGTTGTAGCGATTCCGATTGCAGTGCTGTCAGAGGCATATGTCAATTCCTCTCCAGTCACAAAGAAGTGTCCAGGAACATTTATCAAATTGCTGGTAACATCAACCACTGTAGAATCATTGCCACTAAAGTCTCTCTGGAATACATTTCTTCCCTTATGCTGCAACCCAAACTGTCTTAAGATATCAGTTTCTGTTCCAGAGTAGAATCCATATCCAGCAGTGATTGAGGCATTATTTAAATCAATTTCAGTTTTTGAAGTATCATCAAATTCCACCAACTCCACTGCCATTTGGAATACACGTACTTGCGTGTTTACACTGGCTGGAGGAGTATATTGTAATGATGTTTTTGTGGATGTTTTCAGTGCTCCAATAGTTCCTATTCCACCATTAGTGTCAATATTTCCATATTCAGTGATATAAACATCAGAACTATCATTAAGAAGAATTACCTCAGATAGTTGATACTTATTATTTGTGGTGTCATGTACTGAAACCAAACAATATGAAGTAGAATAATCAATGGTTCCAGAGTTAGTATATTCTGCAATCGTATGTATTCCTGGAGAACCAGAAGATGCGATTGAGGTATAGGCAGAGTTGACTCTTGCAATATTTTCAGAGGTATCGCCCAGAAGAACAGTTCCAACACCAGTGGCAGTGCTTGCTAAAGAAACTACAATTGAATTTACAGTAGCCGCGACTCCAACATTAGGACTAAATTTAACATTTAAACTTCCGCCAGAAAGTTCTGCATGATAGGTTCCCAGTCCAGTTCCAACATAGGAATCTACGGTGTCTGTGGTTAGGGTTCCAAATTCCAATAATTCAACCGTGGATCCATCATGAATAACACTTATTTCTGTATGCTCAAGTTCTCCATTACTTCCATCAACTTCGACAAGAACTTTTGAAGCTCTATAGGTGGAGGCGATTCCTACAATGGTTGTGGTTGTTCCTGCAGAAACAGATGTCTGAGAAGAATCTATGTTGACAACACCACCCAATGCAGTTGTTCCAACGCCAGTGACAGCATGATCAATATCGAAACTTGCAAAACTTACATTGTAATTATTGACTGCAAACTTGGTTGGGAAAAATTCTAATTGGCCCTCAGTTCCAGAAATTCCAAAATCAAAAGATCCCAAATCTAAAACAGAGTCAACTCTACCATATTGATTAATCCACGCTTGAGACTTGTTATGAAGAATGCTCACCATTAAAGATTGACGTTCATCTGTAAATCTCTTGTCTCTAACAAAAGTGAAGAATTTCTTAAATCTTTGGTTGATATCAAACTTATGGACAATAGAGAACTTCTCTGGCCTTGGTTCGTCATTAAAACTACCACTAATATCATCAATTGTTAGAACTCTATTTCCAACAGATTCAAAATAATCGGTTAAAGATCTTGTTGAGAAGAATATCTCATCAGATAGAGCAGCACCTTCTCCCACAGCATTTTCTGAAACTAAATCAAAGAAAGGATAGCAGTTTAAATCAATGACTCGACTAACATCAGATACAACATCAATATTACTTCCAGATACCTCAGTAAATACTCCATCAAAAACTTTATCTGTTGACTCTAAAATTAAATCGCTAAACTTTAAGAATCCTGCAGTGTGGTTAAGAGCACTAACGGAATCATCCCATTTCTCAAAAGATACTTTTGATTTTAATGAATATGAGAAATTCTGATAGTAATTGTTATCAGGCAATCTCTCTGTATTGAAATTCAAGAATCCTGTTTCTTTTCTCCATCCCTTTCTAACAATGGAGGATGCCCCTGTTTTTACCTCAGCGTTGAAATCATATTTTCTTTTTACTTGTCCTTGTGTTCCTGAAGTCTCTCCAATGACTAATTCTCCAATCCTATAGTCACTAGTAGTGGAAACTTTTAATATTTCAATTTCATTATTCCAACTTTCAACTTTACCAATATTCCCATTTGAAGTTACTACTTCACCAAGAATAAAATCATTTTTCTTAAGTGTTGATTGGAATACTGGGAAATCTTTTTCTGCAACTATTCTTGCGGATGAATTAGACGCATCAAATTTTCCAGGTAATTTGCCTGAAGGAATAATTCCGTTAAGACTGAAAGTAACAACTCCAATGCTTCCACCAAGAGGAATATTTGTTTCAATTAATGTGAAGAGAGTATAATCATAGTCTGAGGAATTGAATCCATATCCTGTGCTACCAACCCCCACACTGGCATTTTCGATTAAAACTTTGTCACCAACAACAAAAGGAACTGAATCACTGTAAGAGGTATTTAATCCTACAGTAACCTTTTTAGTCGAAGAGTCATATGTAATGTTATTGATAGCAACGCCATTGCTATTGTTTACTGGTAAAATTGTTGGTGCAGTGTCAAAAATTCCATATGTATTTCTAACAATGCGAACCTCAGTATCTCCAAGGTTATACCTCAAATCAACATCTTTAACTTGCTTTCCAGTATAACCATCAATAACAACTAAACCAGGTGCCAAAGAGTAGTTTTGTCCAGCAGATGTTATTCCGATAGATTCAAATGATGCAAGTGGTTCAATTTGAAGAATTTCTGGAAGATTTAAAACAGGCCTCAATGTTTTATCAGTTGGATAATCAAAACCAATACTATCAAGTTCTGTGGAAAGAATTTTGCCAATTGATGAACTGGATGGTTCTAAAATAAATCCTTTTCTGTTGATATTAGTGGATACACCAACTATTGTTGATACTCCAACTACATTCTGATAGTTATTTCCACCATATGTTATTAAAACATCTTCTATTGATCCATAAGCACTGGTAGAATCGGTTGCATACTTTATAATAGAATTTGATGTCGTATAAGAAGAGGTTTCTGGAACCTTAGATAGATTAAATTCAAACTCAGTAGATCCAACTCCGGTAACCACAAAAGATCCAGAATAATCGCTGTTTACTGAATTAATTTCATTGTTTCCTGAAACCTCAGTGTCAATAATAATTTCTTGTTTTTCCGAGGAAACAAAACTAGTGTTAGTTGGAGTAAACTTATAATATAATTTTTCTGGAATATTATTACTAACTGTTAATGTTAATGCTGCATTTGTGCTAATTCCAATACTACCAACTTTGGAAACTTCAAAAGATGAAGTTTTTGCACTAGATTCAAATACATTTTTGAAATTGCTATCAGAGTAGATATTTAAATTAAATGCAGAATAACGAGTTGAGTTGCTTAGGGAAGAAAGAGAAGAATCTGATAAATCAAATTTTAACGTGCCTCCTCTATACCCATGAATAGATGGATTAATTTTAGATAAAGTTCCTGCAGAAGCTGAAGATATATCTACAACTTTTGGATTAAATTTTAATGCTTCATATTCAGTATTACAAAGTTTTACCTTATCCTTACTGTATCTGAAAATATAGTAAATATTTTCATCTTCCAATCCACCAGAGGAGGTTGTGGCGGTGTGGATAACTTTATCTCCACTGCTAAATCCATGATTACTTAATGTAATTGTATTTTCAGTTACATCTACATTACCTGCCACGAATGTTTTGGGATTAAATACGATTCTTCTGTTATGATCATTATACTTAACAGTAATGGTTGTTGTTGTGGTTGGATTTACAGCAACATCAACAGAGTCTCTTAAAGATAGTCCATGAGTAGATGATGTAGATACGGTTACGAGATTTTTAGTTACCTCAGCATTTACGACATTTTCTTTAACTGTAGTGAAACTATGATAAGTTCCAGTTCCAATTCCAGTTAAACTAAGAAGTCCATTACTAGAAGTTGTACTAGCAATTCCAACAAAAGTTCCTGTACTTCCAAGTCCAACTTTGAAAGTAGAAATTCCAATTATGTCCTTAGATACTCTTGCAACGAATAGTGAGGAATTATTGTTTAATCTGTAAGCCGCACTGGTTCCTAATCTAACTTCAATTGATTGTCCACCATTATTTTTATAAGTTACAATATCGCCAGTGTTAAGTTCATGGTTTGGAAGATAAACATTTCTTGTAGGAATGAATATCTGGGTTAATCCAGCTCCTGGATTGGAGAACGAGATAGTGCTTCCAATTCCAACACCAGAGATAGTTCCAATTCCTAAGGATTCACTTGGGTTAAAATATATTTGTTTGTTGAGGTTAAATTTAACTTTATTTTCTGGAATAGATTTAAGAGTAAACTTTCTAGAAACCTCACTTAAAGATGTAGTTGCTGTGTGTGCCGATGCAACTGTAGAATCTATGGCTCTAAGAACTCTAACTCTAGAATTTTCTTTATCTACGTTAAGAATTCTAATTCTTTCCGATCCTACTTCTAAAATGTCATTTTCTCTTAAACCTAAGAGTTCATTTTTAAAGGAACCTCCAGATATATTAAAGAAAGTAACGATTCCAGTCGCACCATCTGTACCAACACCTGTTGTCAGTGAAAACTTCTCAGTAGAAACTCCAATGTTAAAAGTTCTTTGAAGGCTATTGATGGAAGTATTAAATCCTGTGAGAGATACCAAATCAAAATTAATCAATCCATGTGGAGAAGTGCTAAATGCAACATAAGATCCTTTTGAGTCATAAGGAGCAATCTCCAGATTAGAGGTTGTTGTAGAAGCCACACTAATGCTTTCTACAATTTTTCCTTTTAATTTACTAACTCTTGCTTTTGCTG